GCTGCTGCAAGTGGTAACAATGCTGAGGTTAATCCTATAACAGCTTTTGTCATTGAAATTATAACTCCCACTAAAGAACTGAACATTATTAGTAAAGGACCAAGCACACCTGTGAGTAAAGTAAATTTAATTATTATATTTTGTGTGTCTCTTGGTAAGTTAGTCCACCAATCACTAAATTGTCTTACCTTTTCAGCAAATTCTTGTATAATAGGTACTAAATTTTGTGCGAATGTGTGTCCTAATTGTATTAACGCTTCTCCTGCTGCATTAATCGCAACATTAAACTTGTATTGAAAGGTGTCTGATACAGAATCCATCAAAAGTTTAAAGTTGCCAGTAGGTGCGAGCATTTCTTCCCAAATCGTTTTATTCTTTTCTAAGTTTTCACCTAACAAGTCAAGTGCTGGTAAATAAGAACGTAAATTAGGAAATATTTGAGCCATCTTTTCTGTACCATATATATCCGTAATTTCTTTTATTCTTAATAACGCCTTAATTAAACCTCCTTCTTCTTCCGCTGCAATCCTTCTTAAATTTTCAAAAGATTCACCCATTTCACCAATTACCTTTTTCGCTCCTTCTGCTGGTTTTTGGAGTCCTAACAGCATTCTTCGTATCATCATACCTGCTGTTCTTGCAGGCGTTCCTGTTCTTGTTAACGCAGCTACCGCAGCACCAACTTCATTAAACGAAACACTCATTGCAGAAGATATAGGAAGCACTTTACCTAATGATAATATTAAGTCAGGTGCCTCCACTTTACCTTCTCTTACCGCAGTAACCAAAATATCCATTGAATCTGCAACAGACAGATTTGCTTCACCATACGCATTTATTGCAGAAGTAAGTAAATCCGCAATTTCCTTAGTTTCTCCCATACCAGCAGCAGATGCCTGTGCGGAAGCTTGTACAACCCTCATAGTATTCGCACTCCTAATACCAGCAGAAGCCGTAAAGTATAAAGCTTCTCCCATCTCATTTGCACTAACACCAACTGTTTTTGCTAATTGAAGTACATCACGCCCCCACTCCATTGTCGTATTTCTTGCAATACCCACAAGACCTTCAATCCTTGCAAGTGAAAATTCAAACTCTGCAAACATTTTTGTAGAACCAATACCAACCGCAGCAATCGGTATAGTTAATGCACTAAATGACATACCTACCGTAGCAATGGCGGCATTCATTCTTTGAACAGATGCAACCACACCACTTTCAAATGCTTTCACACCTGCGGCTGCCTTTGCTAAACTGACTGTCCTTGCTGTTAATGATATTGTTAATGTTCCTACATTCATTTTTGTAAAGATTTTGGTTTGTGCTTATTATCTATCTTTCTTTCTTTCTCCTTACTGCCTGCCATACTCTCAAAAATACGCTTCATCTCTTCCGGGGACTGAGTTCCTTTAGGTTTACTTGCATCCCAATCAAATAAGAAGTCCTTAACATCTTTCAATTTCGTTCCTTTCTTACCATGTATACCAATTACTAAATTAGTCATTAAAGTTGCAAGGTATGATGTTCTGAAATCATCTCTTTGGTCTCCTATCGGGTCTAATCTATCAAAGGCATACCATTCTGCTAATTGACTTGATGTTAATTTTTCTAATAAATAATCAGGATGAGCAAAACCAAGTTTTAAGCAGAGCCGGAATCGGAACTGTCGTTCTGGACTGCTTCTGAGTTTTTTACCAATTCTTCTTGATCTTCTTTTGTGATCTTATTTAATGCACTTGCTGTGTCAGCTATACGCTCCATATTAGACGCACTGATCATTTCAGATAGTTTCGATATGATATTAGGTTTCATGTCAAACTGGCGTACTCCTTGTTCGTCACAGATAGTACAGATTGCTAACTTCACTCTGTAATCTTCAAGGTTCATTACGGTCTCCTGTTGCTTGTTACCAACTTTAGGCAAAGTTTTAGTTAAAGACAATTCCCAAGTGTTTTTTTCCTTAGCTGTCATTTCACGAACAAATACATGTCCACGAACTTTGTCTTTACTGTCTTTCAATTCTACCTTTTCTATTGCTAAAGCATCCTTTTGCTCCAACAACATCTCTTTTGTTAAAAATACTGAATCGCTCATTTGTTAAAAAATTTTATGTGATTAATAAAATATAAAGTTACAAATTAAAAATAAACCATGATTAGGTTTTCTCAACATTAAGCTGGTGCTGATGAATTTTGACCAGAATTAATTGTTGGTGCGCCACTTACTTTAATGGTAGTTTCCATTGTAATCTGTGAATCTGTTGGTATTGTTAAAGGAAATTCCTGCACAAAACCTTCAAATTCAATAGAAGTACCATCAGGTAAGATGATCTCATAATTTTGAATTGTGTCGCTTTCAAAGTCAGCAAGGAACTCATCCAAACCGGCTCTTGTGTAATTCATCGAAAGGACAACTGTGCCTCCATCGCGGAAACCTGCAATGAACTCACGGTAACCTCCTGTGGAATCTAAAGAAGTGACTTCAATCAAATCCCTTGTCATTCCTGGGCCAGATATATTAGTTACTTCGGCGATTGCCGTCCATATAGATGAACCAATAGCCCACTTTTGAATTACTGTTCCAACACCACTAATTGCTTCACTCATAATAAATCAAATTTTTTGAGTATTTCAATTTTTAAAAACACCTTTTGAATATTGTACTCAAAAGTAATAAAGAATTTTCTATTGCTCTATTTGCCCGACAATATACTTTATCCTTTATGAACATGTGTAAAATCATTTACACTTATACGGACATTTATGCTTCTCTCCTTTGTATCATAAAATTTGCTACAAAGATTGTCCTTTGATTGTTACGTTCAAGGAACGTTGGCCCATTTAAGCACTCAATCAAAGAATAATAAGCACCATTATATTCCTCATGTGCTTTACCGTGAAGAATATCTATTATCTTACTTAAAAACTCATAACCTTCATCATAATCCACACACTTAACTGCTGTTTGTATTGTTGGAAATTCGTATTTAGCATTATCCAAAGTTAATTGTGGTTTTCTACCTGAGAAGTCTAATATTCTTAGCGCATCAGGTTTTGATTCATCAAATGTTGCACGACTTACCGAAAATGCAGCTAACATCGTAGCAAAAGCGGAATCAACCAATGCTTCATCCTCCAACATTTCTTTTATATCTTTTGATGGTACTTCCATAGCTTAAAATATTACACTTCGTTGTCTTGTTCTATTACTTATAAGAGTACCACCAGTTGGTAATCCTCCTACTCTTGTTGTTCCTGGTACTTTTGCATGTTGCGCCACAATCATTAACATTTCAAATCTATTGCGATCAAAATGTATTTGCACCCATTTTTGACCTGAACCTGCAACTGTCCAATTAACCCTGCGTCCTTTTATTTCTTCAAGTTCATGTACAATTGGTGCTTTAGGATCAGTATAACCTGCAAACACAATAGGATTAGTTGGGTGCGGGCTTGCTGAAATAAACCAAGTACTGCGCATGTGCCCTGTGTCTCTCGGCACAGTAGGTGGTGTTGTGTCCATTTCATTCTCTAAGAACTCCATTGCAGCAACCATACCTTTAGCAGTACGCCCTCTTACAGCCATCATTTCACGCTGTATATTAGCTAATACATTTTCTAATCCTATTACGTAACCTCTCCTTGCCATAATTGTATATCTTTAACCTTGATCGAATAAAAAACAAGTCCTTACAAAATCATCATCTGCAAATACCATTGGTATCTTTTCAAACTGAATAACAATAAACGCATACGGTATTGTACGCGGATTGTTTATATCCCATCCGACATTTGCAGAATCATCCACTTCATCTTGCAAATCAGCTAACTTATAATTTGCTAAATAACTCCTTCGTGGTATATCAATATTCACTAATACTTGCGCTTGTGAAGAAAATCTATTGCCGTCATAATCCTCCTTGATTTCTAACTTAGCATCCCATCGACAATCAATTTCAACTGGTGCAGCAAAAGTGTGACCACCTTTACCATCACTACCAGTTGCTTCCCAATAAACACATTTCTGTTTTGTGAACAGCTTAACCGTATTTTCAATTACTCCCATAACTTATTCCCCCGGTACAGCATATATCCATGCTTGTTTTTTACCTTCTTTCAAATTACGCAATGTATTTGAACTATCTAAAGCTAATGCCATCTGTCCATATTGAGTTGAAGATAATTCTTCCCCCCATACGCCGGCATATTTAATATATGCGCCACCTGCGCCCGCTTCTTTAGATAGACGATCTTGCGTAACTGTTACCATGTGACCAGCAATCCATTTTTCTATTTCAGCTAAAATAGAATCAGATAAAGAAGTCCCACCTAAAACTTCTGTCACAAAAACATTAGCACTATTAATGTACTCAGTTAAAGTTGAACTGCTTAAATCTACGGTAGGATTTAATATTTTTTTCAAAGCATACGAAGTTGTACGTGCCATAATCTATTTATATTATTATTCTGAACCTTCAATTAAAACATCATGCTCAACTACTGTTCCTGGAATTACTCTGCCATCAGTTAATGTTGCATAAATCCAAAATTTCCAACCACCAGAAACAGCTAATGGTGAGCCTTTAGGTAATGTATAACTTACCGTTTTAGAAGCAGCATTATGAACAGCAGCCCATTCACCACTGGTTTCATTATTTTCATATTTTATTACTGCACTTGCTATACTCGATGCAATATCCGCAGTATATGATAATTGAATTACTAAACTATCTTGTGTCACATAAATATTACCTGCCATAATTTATACTATTTTAGATTCACCTGTCAATGTTGTCTTAAATTCTGAAATTCCGGTTAATGTTGTCTTAAATTCTGAAATCCCTATTAATATTTCTACCGCAACAAAAGCATCAAAAATAATATTTGATTTTGTTAATCCTATATTTTTAGTTTCTACTTCTAAAACCCATAGCGTTAAATAGTAAGCAACATCAGCAGAATACTTTGTTAATCCTATATTAAAATTACCTGCGTTTAAAATTAAATTAGTATTAAATAAAGCAACTCCCTCATTTATCCCCACTTGTTTTGAATTTGCAAATGCTGTTAATGCTTTAATAAAATTAACAACAACAAAAGTCACACCTAAATTATATTTTTCTACAAGTAATGAAATCTGTTTTACAAAATTAACTGCAAATAACGAAGTACTTAAATTCTTACTTTCTCCTGATAATAAATAACCTTTTAATAGATTAACATTATTAATAGTAATACCTTCATTTTTAGTTTCAGCATTAATCTGATAAGCAGCTTTAAAATTAACAGTACCAATTAAAACACCAATGTGTTTATTTATTGCGGATAAGATAACACTTGATTGATTA